CACCAAGTGTTGTTCGTGCGGTTGCTGCGTCGGCATCATCAACAAGTGTTGCACCAAACGCACTAATTGTTGTACTGGCTGGAAGAGCAAAGGTTGCAAGATCTGCATCAAGTCCAAGGTGAGCAATAGCTTGAGTTGGCGTGCGTGAAGCCCACGCAGAACCGCTTGCCACCATGAAGTTGTTGGTAGTGGCAGTAAGACCCGCAATTGTATCTAAATCCGCATCCCACGCTTGTACATTCGTTCCTATAACCAAACCAAGAGTACTTCTCACTTGCGATGGAGTTCTGGAAGCCCAAGCGCTTGATACGGAAACAATGAAGTTATCTGTGGTTGCGGTGAGTCCTGCGATGGTGGTGAGATCTGAATCAAGCGGTTGTTTACCATCGAGTGCGGTTTGTAAATCTGTTTGGTTTGAAAGCGTACCTCCGATATCTCCCCAGTCAGCACTACCACCAGTACCTCCTCCCGATCCAACGAGGTCGAAATTACCTGTAAAAGGATTAAAGGCGACTTTCATAATTAAGGTGTTGTTTTAATGCCACTTTGGATAACGTCGCGGTCGCTTGTTGTGTACGTAATAGAAACAGTAGCTACCGTCGTACCACTAGCACCACCTGTTTTAAAAGTGTAAGTTTCTATTGTGTTTCCTACAAAAAGTGCCATAGAAAAATAATCATAGTCGGGGAGCGTAAATCCAGAGAAATCCATTGATGGCTCTGTAACCACGGCCCCCGTTTCTTCATTAACGGCAACATTAACAGGGTGAAGAAATAGCACAGAATCTACACCAATAAGCGTTGGGACAAAGTTTCCATCACGTCTGGCGTTTCTTTTAGGTGACATAGATTAAAAAGTGGGCAACTGTGGAACGCCTTGTGCTGCTCCCTGTTGCAATGTTAACTCTTCTTTTTTCATTTTGTCGGAACTTTTAAGGTGTTCAATAAGAGCCATAATAACAAGATCATCCTTATCTTTAGGTTCAAACTTCTGCGAAGGAGCTTGACTTGGGGCTGGAGGATTGCTGCTTGCAGTCATTGCACTTTGTGGCAACGGTTGTGGAACCTCACCCTGCATGCGGGCGTCTCCTGAAACTTGTGATAATTGAGCAGGTGCTGCCGATCGCCTTTGTAAGGCTTCCTGAACTGCGGGACTCATTGCGGGATTCATAGTTTTTTAAGAAAATTTATATATTATTGACTTTTTAAATAAGTTGTACTATAATACTATTATTACAGTTAAATACTTATATTTAGATTATGATAGAACTAATTGTTGCACTTTTCGTATTGTATTTTATTTTCTGTATTTGTAGTTTCTTGTTTACGATGGTGGCAATGTTTATAACTCGTATTTGGACAGGTAAACGACTTTAAAGTTGTGGGGGCACTGCTCCCAAACCTTCAACCGCCGCCGCCGAACCCATAATGGGAGCCATTCTCTGTACGGTATTACCCACTGCTTGCGATACACCGCTACCCACTGCATTTGCAGCTTTCCCCATGTTTTGCATAGCAACTGGTACTCCTGTTCCTAAATACGCCTCTCCTTGCTTGGAAAGAGCACTGAGCGTTGCACCAACTGCTGGTATGTTATTTAACCAACCAAACATTGCACGACCTAAAGATGAATTTTCCTGTTGTGCCAGTTCTGCAATTTGTCCCATTCTATAATAATCCTTCTGCAGTGATCTAAGCATTCGTAAATCTCCCCCTGTTTCTGCGAACCTCTTGGCGAAATTATCTGATACATTTTTAGCTAAGAAGGTAATAATGGCTGGATCTTGAGCAAGTTGAGAAGAAGTACCTGCTTTAGAAATTGCATCATCAAGTACTCCTTCAATACGATTAGCGAATAAAAGCTTAGCTTGAGCAAACTCAATTGCTTTACTATCTGATATATTTCTCGATAAGGTATCCCACGCTTCCTTCTCCAGTGTCTTTTGAAAGTCAAACAAAGCATTAGCATCTTTCCCCATAATGGTGCTACCTGGTGCAGCTTTACCCAAACGAGCAGAAAGGCTATTAATGTCTTGTGGCTTTAGTGCAGTAAAGTATCCTGTTAAATCTTCAGCATTTACTAAGTTGGAAGGAACGTCAATTTTTCCTCCTGCGTCGTCGAGTGAACGTCGAACAATGTTACTTACAACACCATCTTTTCCCGTAACCATATTTACTTTGCTGTTTATTTGAGCTGGAGTTCCCCAAATACCGTCCTCAAGCATAGTTTTAAATGTCTCTTGTGGTCGAAGTTTCTCAAACGCTTGACCCTTCTTAGAAAAAGAGAAGCCAGAGCCATAAACAGCCTCGGCAAGTCCTGGTACTTTCTCCAAATTGGCGTTACCTGCTTTTCTGATAATATCTTCAGCTGCTTTATTCGCAATCTCCGTCGGAATAGTGGGGGGGCGACTTATGATATTTTTAACCTTGTTTGCTAGCTTTCCTGCGAATTCTCCACCTAAACTTGCCATTCTAGCTGCTGCAGCTCCACCTGCGATACCCAAACCAACTTCTTTAACGTAGTCATCGACTGCTGCATCTTCGTCTACTTGGGAAAACGCGCCTAATCCTCCCGCTAAAGCACCTGAAGCAAGTATTTGAGCACCTTTTCCAGCTGGTATTGCGTAGGACATTGCACCTGCTGTTCGTTTAGCTCCTTCTAAGTAAGCTGTTTTTGGATCTGAGAAGGTATCGAGCTCTTTATCTGATAAAAAGGGATTTTGTTGTAGATAGATTTCGTCGTTTCCAACAAGCTTACTTTGGGCGGCTCGTCCAATCTCATAACCCCCACCAAGTACCATTTTTCCGTAGTCGAGAGCAGGTTTTACAATAGCTGAGCCGATGCTTTGAATAAGACCTGGCTGAGAAGGTGGTGTTGCTCCCATACCTTCGCTCCCCGCATTCATTTGGTCGTAATCCATAAGAGCACTCTTCAGCTTTAAGCCTATATCTTCACGGGTTGCCCCACTCGCTTTGCCGCGTTCTATAAATTGTTGTGCGAATTTTTCTCTGTCCATAGTTACTTATCTTTCCAATATTTATTTATGAGGCTATCCGCGTCTGTTGCTCCTTTTGTCGTTGTTGTTTTTTCTCCTGATAAGACTGATTTAATTTTAGTAAGTTCTTTTCTAAAGTCAGTGTCACTCATAGTATAATCAAGAGATGTCGAGGCTTTTTTAAGCATTTCACGCTCTTTATCAGAAAGTTGTCCTTGTCCTTTTAATTGTCCTGACAATGAAAGCTGTAATAATCCCTTTAGTTGTTCTATTTTCTCTTTAGTAGTCGTAAGTTCTGGTCTAATAACCCGATTGATAAAACCAAGTGGATCGAGTCCAAAAGCTCCTGGCTCTGTATTCCCCAGTCTTATTGCACCAGTTAATGGTTTAGTTTCGCGTGCCATAATTTCATCTACCAAATCAATACCAATTTGATCATTTTTTGAGATTGCTTTTTTTGCAGGATCTACACCCATTGAACCTATTTGGGTATCAATTTGAGCGGTATCTAAACCCGCTTGCATGAGAGATTCGCGTGTTTTAAGCAAGTCATCAATAGTTTTAACTTTAGGAGTTTCTTCTTCAAGACTCTTTTGAATGCGCAACTTAGTTGCATAATCTTCGAGTTCTTTTCTACGCTTTTCTTCCTCGCGACGCCCACGCATACCCTCTCCCATTGAGGCAACCTTAGAAAAGGCTTCTACTTGTTGGGGGTCATAACCTAACCCTGTTGCAAATTGGGTAAAGTTATTTAAATTGGCGTTTTGATTTTGTATGTTACCGAGACTGTCCATAAAATTGATTTGCGTACGAACTTTCTAATATATTTCTTAAGTTACCCTGGGCATCAGTATACTCTGTGTCTACATGAGGCCCTGTTGCATGTCCTGTATCACCAGAGAGTGCAATTGGTGCGCCTCCCGTAATCACTTGTCCTGGTTTTACTCCAACTTGGGACAAGTGAGACATTCGTATAGTTTCTTTTGTATTTGGGTTTTGCAAAATTACACTGTTACCCCACCCTGTATTCTGCATTCCTCGCCCCTGCGCTCCTGTGTACGTATCCAAAACCTTCCACTCTCCACCTTCTGGAGCAAATAGTGGCGTACCCACTGGAACTGCAAAATCTGCCCCTCGGTTTACTCCTCCACTAATATTGTCGTACATATGGCTCTTATTGCCATATACCTGACTCAACTGCGGAACCGCCCCAAATACAGAGCCTCCATATTGATAATTGGCTAAATCTGCAAGAGAGCCTGCATCCTTGCCACCATCATTTGCCATACCCATAAATCCTTTAACTACGTCGTTACTGCCACTCCCCATGTTTACTCCCATATTTTGGAAAGCAGGAACATCCGGCATTTGTTCCTTAACATTTTGTAAAGAGCTTGTGAAAGACTCCACTTGTTGGGGATCATAACCAAGTTCTCCTGCTATCTTTTTAAATTCTTCTAAATTGTTTCCCATTATCCGAACATAGAACCATATAACGTGGCTAGATCTGGTAATGTTTGCTTTGTGAGTCTTGCTTGATTACCAGCTTCTTTTGTTTGTTCAAGTTGTGCTTGGAACCCTTTTTCAGCTATAGCAAGTGAGTTCATTCTGTTTTTCTCTCCTTCTGATAACGTGATTCCAGCTTGTTGATTAGCAAGCAGGCGTCGCAGTTCCATTTCATTTTGAGTTGACCAGCCAGTCATACGCATGGCCGAAAGTATGTTTTCGTTATCATATTTCTGGAGCCATGGTTGCAATTCCTTTTGCTGCTGCAGTTGCTCCGCTTCGACCATTTTTGCCGCGTTACTTTGAGCCGTGCCAAGATTGGCTCCCATTCTACTTAAGTTAGTTCCCAGTATTCCTTGCTGTTCAAGCAAGGGCGCCTGTTCAGCCTGAACCATGCGATTCTTTTGACCTTGAGTTAAGATTGATTCTTGCGAGCGTTGTGCAACGTCACGAGAAAGTCCACGTATTTGTGAACCGAGCGTATCGTACATTTCCTGCCCCTCTTGCAAACCACGCTGTAGTTGAGGAACGCCGAAGCGATCATCATAGCGAGAAATAAGATTAGGTACAGCTTCTTGGCCTTGTATAGCTCCAGTGTAGCCTTGGTCTAAATTTGAATAAATATCCTGTTGATCTTTAACAGGACTTGCCGTTGGGGAAAAGTTTACGTTGAATTTATCATCCATAGGTATATATAAAAAAAGACCCATCACCTGTACGGTGTGGATCAATAAAAATCCTGATTGCTACCATAAATTATATCATTTACATCTAAGTTAGAGTTACTGTTTTCCAAGCAGAGCCATTCCATGCCGAAAATACTCCTGTCGTCGGATTAAAATGAAACGCAAACTCGTTTCCTTCGTCTGGTCTCGTTTCACTACTTAAAACAGGAAAAGTTCCAAAAAGAAAATGCCTCGGTATAATACTCCCTGGTGGGATACGCTTTGTATCAAATCTGCTGAGCCCCTCCTCCTCTTTCTCTGGTGGCATAAAATCGTGGTTCTGAAAAACATTCATTGTTTTACCTTTTAGTTTTCTGGTAACTTCATCCATTATATTAGTCTCCCTTCTTTCTCATCATCAATATACAGACCTAAGTCAATAATTGTTGGAGGATTTGATGTTGTTGTGGATAAATCTATTGCAAACTGAACTTCGCGATCGCGCTCGTTTAAGTCAACTTTACACTCATAAGCTCCAGCTGTCGTAACAGTTTTAACGGTAGACCAGTTAGTGGCACGATTCCTTTTAACTCTAACTGAAATTGTCTGTCCTTCCTCAAGTGGTAAAAAGGTTGGTTTAAATATGAGTGGTAAGCCATTTGAAGACGGAAGATTGACGTCAGAAATTGACATTTCAAGCGTACCAGTTCCAAAGTTATTTGAACTCATATCGACCGCATCAATACCATAAGAGTCGTTATTTTGATTTCCCACATATAGCTTTTTACCTCGTGGGATTATGCAGGCAATCCTTGCTAAGTTCGACATCGTGTCACCTGATGAGAGAGGATAATCAAAACCAAGTGATTCTTTAATAGTACTGTCGTCTGGACTCCCCCACGAGTAAACACCTTGGTGTACAGTTTCACTATCGGTATTGAACATGCCACCAAACATGTACATGTTCTGCCACATAGTTATAGCAGCAGGTGCAAGCTCAATAGTGTCATATCTCTTTCGCTCTGGAATGGTAAATATTTGACGCGCTTTTGTCCCGCCAGTATATCTTAGTACTTGACCACGGTAGCCCGCGCTTATGATTAACTCGCCTTGTGCTCCAAATAAAGAGTTAATAGAACCTTGTGGAACCTCCAAAGGCTCTACGTAGGTATCAGAAGTACCATCCCAAAAGAAGACTTTTCCTTGGTCTGTATCTCCAACATCCTCGCCTTGCCACGTGCCAATAGCAATATATGAATTCCATGGAGTGAGAGAGCGAATTCTGTAACCAGAAGGTAATATGATACGCCTTGGATTATATATCGCTCCAGCTTCGAGAACTGCCAAATACCGCTCGTTTCCTATGCAAAGGAAGTTTAAAAACTGCTGCACAGGATGGTATATGTCGTCCACCAGAATCTGGAAAAATGATTTAAAGTAAGCCGCTGTAAGTTCACTCGCTACATCAGTAACTACTTTTCCATCTGCTACTGTTGAGTAAATATGAACGTGATAGGTAGAATTGAGTACTGGCCTAAAGGTTTCTGGAAAGATAAACTCATAGACTCCTGTGTGAAGTTGTGCGGCTACAACGGTAACTGAAGCTTGTTCTCGATTTAAAGAATCGTGCACCACAACAGTAACATTACCTGTGCTCACGGTGTCAATATTGAAAGCCACCGACTTTACTGGTTCTTTCGTAGGCACGAATGATCTTCGGTGAGTTGCACCTTCGTTAAGCGCGGTAGTAAAAGTATACGTTTGCCCTGACTCCTCATAAAAGACGTCTTCATCTAGTCGCACTGACGCGCCAGAAAATGGAACGTCTGTTGTGTACGTTGGAGTGTTGTGTTGAGTAAGGCTATTGTTTCCAGCAGCTTGAGTGTCTGTTAAGTTTTGTGTAAATTCAAAGTATGCTTTTAAACCACCCTCGTCTCCAGTGAGAATACGATCATTGAAAGTACTTAGCTCGCTATCGGTTCTCTCTAAATTCCACACTCGTAGATCATCAAGTTTTCCACCAAAGAAGTTCTTGGCAGTGCTATTGAAATTTGCTCCAATACAAAACGAAGCCGAAGAATTAAATATTGAAGTTATTGAGCGAGTCATCGAAGCTCGTGGCACTGAGTTAATCAAAAAACTCACCGTACCAGTTGACGAGTTATATTTAGCCTGTAACCTGTTGTACTTGGTTAAGTCCACGTCCGATACGTCATTATAGAAAGAGACTTCGCTTGTTCCGTTAGAGGACAATCTCACTCGAAGCTGATACCCTGCAGTTCCGTTAAGTGTTGCGTCTACATTTGTTTTTAAGGTTGGCGTTGTTGTTCCCGTAACAGAAGTAGAGTAGGTAAGTACGTTGCGACCAACAGATGAAGCACCACCTGAAGTTGGAAAACTTGCAGTATTGATGCCTCCCGTTCCAGCCGTTGCTTGTATAAGACCTGTGCCAAGTACTGCCTCTTGAGAAACAAACTTATTTCCTCCAGCAGAACCAGCGCCCCCTGCTCCTGTAGCGTGTCCACCAGTATTTACGCCGTTTTGACCATTTGATGAGATTGTTCCTCCAATTATGAATCTTTTAGCGATAATGTAGTTAATGCCCGCTCCACGTCCACCCGCTCCTGCGCTTATTGCAGAATATGAAGACCCACCAGATCCGCCACCAGAGCCCATAATGAGTAAATCTAAGTTTTCGTCTCCATAAGAATCTCCCCCTTGGCCTGGGTTAACGTGACCAATAACACCATTTGATCCCGCTGTTGCGTGTCCCGCTCCTCCTCCACCAGAACCCGCCCCGCCCGAAAGGTTAGCTCCTCCTCCGCCTGCTCCGCCCTGTTTAACGTGAGTAACTGCATTATATGTTCCCGTGTATGATTCTCCCGCTTTACCACTCTGATTGATGGCCGAGGTAGCTGTTCCACCACGAAATCCACAAGCATCGGTGCTTAGCCAAGCTCCAGATGGAACCGTAAAGTCTCCATTTACATAGGCTATGTTGAGTCCACCTTTCAAACCGTCCCATACTTTAGCCGAAACGGTCACTCCACTGTTGATTGTCCAGGAAGAATATTGTGGAATCTTTATAATTTGTGCCTTGTCGTTATCTGAACTACTGGCAGAATGAATGTAGGTCGAAGTTATTGGTTCGGTAAAGGTAACGGTTGTACTTACAACACTTAAAATAGTACGTATTTCGTTTCGTCCAGCCGTTGTTCCTTTAGTCTGCCAAAGTATTACGGCATCACCCGCTACAAATGTTCCTGAAACATTGCTTATAGTTATAGCAACATCGCCCGCTGTTGCGGAGAAGTTAGCATCCACTACGTTTAAGTTTCGATTTGAAGAATCAGTAACCGCGCCATCAGCACTATTACCAAAGCTTGCGGTTGTTGGCACAATCTCCATAACATAGGCTCTCTGGTTGCTATTTTCATCCCACTTACTTAAAATAACGGAAGTGTCATTCCCCGATGGAAGAGCAGACATCTTACCATACGCCTCAAAAGTAAAGCTTCCTGTTAGATCAAGTCCTACTTGTGAACCATCGGCAATAGTCGCATATTGGTTAGTACCGTTAAGTACGAGCGCATACGTATTGGTTGGCTCTCCACCTTCGGACTCAAGAAAGTTTGGGAAATACTCACCAACTCCACAGGCATTCGTGCGACGGGTAATGCTTTTGTTACTTGGAATATATAGACATTTATCTTCAGCTAAAAACCCGAGTCCGTTCCCTACTGAGTCTGGAACTGTAAACTCTTTAGTTACTAAGTCGTTACTATCTACCTTGTACACGTTACCCGTATTACCATGAAAATAAAGATTATCGCACGCAATAGCTCCCCACATAGGAAGATCCGTTACGACAGTATCTGAAATCTTTTCAGCTAAAGGAAGAAGTGTTACCTCAGAAGGGTCGGAAAGCGTATCAATTGAACGTCCGAAAGCATAAGAGTTAGGAAAACCTAACTTCTTGCTGATGAAGTTTATCCTTCCACTGAAGTTATTTAAGTTACCAATCTTCTTCATAAGTATTGCTTTACTCTTCTAAAGTGAGACCCCAAATGCCATCGCGGAAGTAATTAAATCTGTCCTGTCCACCCATCATTTCGACAAGTTGACCGTTACTGCGTCCTCTGCTTCTTAAATCCTTAAGTGTCGCAATCAGTCCACCTTTTATAGTCTTTCCGTATCTATTTGGATTGTCATAATCTCCTGTCATAAAATAGTTGTCGAACGCCTTAGCCTGTTTTAAGTCTTTTTTTCGCGTCATGTAGTAATTAGAGGCTACCTTGTAAGGAATAAAGCCTATTAATTCTTCTGGAATATCGGGACTTTCTCCAATTTTGTACGATTGAGTTGCGGCAGTTATACCATCGTAAGGAGACCAAACATTGAAATGGGTAGCGTCCGTAACTGTTTTGATCTTGTGCCAATTTCCAATGGGAAAACCACCTGAAGTTAAAACAAGAAATCTTCCAATCATGGCAGCTGTCACGACGGTAGTATTGCCAACAATAGCGGTACTAGCATTTGTAACGGTAATATCTCCTGTCACATAATCCTCTTGTGTAAGCACCTGTGGATAGAAATTACCCGTGATATGAAGGTTGTATACGTCTTGTGGTGTTGGATAAATTCCAAAATCATCGCGCCTTGGGAATATCATGGTTGGAAAACCACTGGTGATCGGTAGCTGTTGAAGATAGTCCCAACGCTCTTGTGATTCAATAATCTTTAGTGGAGGGCTATGAGTTCCAATATCGGCAACCACTGACTCAATTTTGCTTAGGCCGGCAGGATACGGATAGTAGATAGTGTTCGCAATGGTTGCAACTGTTTTTGCTGGTGGTTGGAGCTTGTACTCGCGAAGAAGTCGGTAGATAAAAGAAATGGTCTCATTAATCTCTCGTTTATTGTATTCTGGAAAAGAAGACAGGCTTGTGAAAGAATCATCTGTGTCATCAAGACACAAGTCTCTCGACATTTGTTGTAAGTCTGTAAAGGAATAGCGCATAGGTATACAAAAAAGCCGCCCTCGAAAGGCGGATTAATAACATCCAATATATGGTGTATTGTAGCAAATTATGCTTTCTTTTTGTGAGTTCTCATGTGACCTGTTTTGCCAAGAGCGGTTGTAAAAGCTTTATTGCATTCCTCGCATATATAGAGTTTAGCCTCCTCTGTTAAAATGGGTGGTTTCTCCTGTAAAGCCTTTTGGAAGGCAGCAGGGTCATTCCATATTTCTTCGTCTTCTTCATCAATACCTTCTTTAGTGGGTGTAATTGTAGTTGCAGGAGTATTGCTTTGACCCTCAAGCGCACGGCAACGGTCAGAAAGAATGATGGCGGCTTTCTCAAGTATATCTACTTGTTGAAGTAAATACACAAACATAGCAATCTTTTTAGGTTCATCAAACTTATTACTCATACTCAAAGTGTTAACGTACTCTTCGATATCCGTGTTCTCGTGAGCTCTCAATTTAAAGAGCTGCTCTAGCTTCTGATAGACTTTCATACTTTCTTCTCCTGTTCGATAACGCGAACTCCCTCTAAATTGTTAAACATAATAATCTGTGTTCTTATACCACGCTTCTTAAGAATATCAGCTAAAGCTTGAGCTTCTTTCTCTTCGAATCCTAACTTTTCGTCAAGGATAAAGAGGTATTCCTTTGCAGAATCAAGATGGATTATATTTTGTAGGGTTTTTACTTCTGACATATTAGGCACTAATTTTTCTTAAGAAATCTTCCTTAGAGTCGGCTGATGGAGCTGTAGCTTTATTATCAATTCCAAACTCTGCGTCATCAAGACCAAGCTCAGACAGTGCTGCTTCTGATTTACTGGTATATGCCTTTCTTTCTTTAGGCGCTGCTTCTTCTGTAATAACACTTCCAACTTGATAGCGTGAAATAACACCAAGCCAGAGAATAGGCGTTATCTTCTTCCATTCTTCTTTATTATTTATCTTTAAGGCAACGCGCTCTTCGACTGTTCCCCGCTCGTCTGCACGGTACTTTTCACGAATAAGTGCCCATTCAGCGCGCGACTTTTCAATAATAAGCTTTGCACCCATCTTTTCCAAGTAACGCTTAGCAATGTATCTCGGCACATCTAGATTACCTTTGCCAACTCCAATATCGGAGTCTTTATCTGGTATCTGGAATTCTTCCTTCATAACCATTCGGTCGTTGTAGACAGTAAAAATCTTATCTGTTGGGTTGTGTACTCTAATAATATCCTGAGTAGATTTAAACATTTCTATGTGAACCTGCATCTTCTCGGGTGTTCTATCTGTGGCAGGTATTGCTTGTTGATTAAAGGACGGCATATTTAGCGACTATTTTTAACAAAGGTTTATCAGTAAGTATAAATCCATCACCTACATAAGGATTCTCCCCCTCGAAAACTTCAACAGTCAAACGAAGGTTATTGTTTTTTAAGAATGTATAGAGAAGCTGGTTTGCGTCTACATGAATCTCTGGAGTTGGTTGCTCTTCGGCAACGGTCGCTGGAGTTATAAGTTCTTCGTTTTGCATTACTTTTGTATCAATTTTAGGAGCGCTAGGCTTTCTAGGAAAGCGTCTCTTTTTTGACATGAACTATTATATCATACTTACTGCATTGCTCGTCTGAGCCTGGATTCGTCTGCATTAACCCTCTTTTCACGTAGGGAAATAGAGAGTGCTTTCTCGTTAAGCAATTCTCTCTCTTGAGCCAATAGCTTCTCTCGTGCTGCAATGTCTTCTTCAACAGTGGTGAGCTCTTTCTCCTTACTCTTACAAGTGGCCTCCCTCTCCTCCAGAAGTACTATTTTCGACTTTCGAGCCTGCATCTCTATCTCAAGTGTTTTTAAATCCTGCTTCATAAGAGACGCTTCTTCAAATTCCTTTGCGCTCAAATCTTTAAGACGAGTAGCTTCCTTCATCTTCTTGTCTGCTGCCTCTTCAGTGGCACGTAGTCCACGAAGTTGAGTAAGCACCGTATTCTGTTTTTCAATAAGGTCTTTCTTCTCTTTAGCTACTTCCTCTTCACGACGGAGTAGGGCACGCCCTGCTGCATCTATACGGTCTGATTCCCCTTTAAGAAGCGTTACCATTTCTTTAGACGTTCTTGTAAGGGTCTCCAAATAGGTTTCTATCATACTGAAAGGAAAATGGAGTTATAAACCTCTTCTTTTTGCTTGTTAGTTATTATGGTTTTCCTATTAACAAGAATTAGATCAGTAAGTTTTCGGGCAATATGCTCTGCGACTTCACGAGGGAAAGTTGTTGCTTCTCTAGACTTGAGCGTATAGGTTATGGGGTTTTTGTCCCGATTAGTATCGTGGCGACAAATAAAATCTTCGCTCGTTGGATTGATTATCGTGACTGGTTCCTTTAAATCAATTCTTGAAGAATCTTCAAACTGCATGGAGTAATTATACCATTACACAATTTTAGCGTCTGCAGAAAGAGGAAGGTATTGGATATAGAAGGTTATTTTCCCCGCGGTTATGTTGGCTGTTCCTGCTGTGAGTATGATGGTTTGGTCGGACATACCATGAACTTGAGGGGTATTTGCTTCAGAAAGCGTTGGCGTTGCATCAAACCAAAACTCTTTCTCTACAAGCGTTGTAGCGTTTGTTATCTGTGGTAGTAAGGCTGCTGTGGCGTTAGTTACACCAAGCTCTATAGTTCCAGCTCCTACAAGGGTTGTTTTACAAACAGCGGCTACAAATACGAGACAATCACCCGTTACAGTGGCAACGGTAACTGGATTTCCTGTACCATCGTAGTCTCCAATAGCGTTAGCAGTACCACCATCAAAGGTGATTTCTTTTGTCACCTGAAAAGGGAGTATCCCTGTAAAAGGCTTAAAATTAGCATCAATCGGAAGCGAGCCTTGAAACTTCATAGGTTAGGCGGGTAATTAGTCAGCATCAGCTGTTGGAAGCACTGCTCCATTGAGAGCTGCTTCCTCGACCACTCTGTTTTCGAAAAAGTCCATACCCGTACCTGCAACTAAGTTGGAGGCAATAGTTGTGTGGCGACCAGACAAATGATTGAACCTCATAACACCAGTGGTGTTTCCAGTCGTGAAAGTAACGACTGCAGTAGCCGCTTTAGTATTTTTGAAGAGATTGTTTTCGATGAGAGCAAGGGTTGCTGTGGCTTCGTCCATCAAGACTGCTGTAGAGAACGTACCTTGTACGTTACAGCGTCTGATGGTTGGGCGATTAGCGGCACCTTCCAAAGACAAGAAGCTTACTACGTCTACAACGGTATTGTAGGCTTGTACACCTTCAACAACTAGGTCGTGACCTGCTGCTGTAACGGTGATAATATCTGTTTTGTTCTTGGATGTTTGAGATCCAATGTGGTAGGTGTTGCGAATGGTGACACCTGCGGCTGCAACGTTTATGTCGGCGGTTTGGTCATCAGTTTCTGGAGCTGCAAAGCGTAAATTCTCGATTACAACACCTGCTGCTGTGACATTAATTGCATCAATTGTGCCATTACCTGTGATGACTGGTCGTTGATTTCCTTCACCAAGACCGATAATGCGAATTCCTGCAACGTCTGCTGTTATCGCAGCAGTTACAGTTTCACTGTGACCTGGCATTACAATAACTACGTCTCCCTTGTCTGCACGGCATTTACCAATCGCAGCGTCAATAGTAGCAAGTGCTTTGTTTGTTGCAGTTCCTGAGTTGGTGTCTGAACCTGTGACACTATCAACAAAGAATTGCTTACCAAATCCAAAACCCCCTGCTCCTTGAATATTGCGGAGTGGTATAACAGAATCTTTTAAACCTGGGCCGATATAATCAAGAGGATTCATAGTAATTTTTTTGTAATTAATTGTATATAACTGTTAGTCAATCATCAGATGTGCGATTGAGACTGTGCTATCAACAGAAACCACTTGTCGTGAGTATCCGAGGACAATAGCTCCAACTGCGTCGAGTACTGGTGCAACTGATCCTGCAACTGCGGCACTAGGTGCGATTGCCGTAACTCCATTACTAGTGTTTGTTCCTGTATCAAATAATACTGGTGCGTCTCCGCCTGTTTGTGACCAGAAGTAGTAACCTGCTGGGACTGCTGTTGTAGCAACGCCAACTGCACCACCTGTTTGAGTTGTGACTGGATACTCGATAACACCATTGTATGGGTTAACACGTGTTGAAACTTTCGAGTTTGTAGTAAGAGCAATAAGCAAAGGTCTATCAATTGTATAGGTGATCGCTTCTCCTGAAGCACCCGTTGTATGTTTTAAGATATAAAAGCTTTGACCAATACCTGTTGAGGTGCTTATGGTCAAGCGTCCACCTACGAACATACCAGCTGTTACCGCGGTTGAACCGTTTGTAACAGTAATCTCAGTTGCTCCGACTGCTACAGCCGCTGGGACTGCCATTGAAACAAACTGTGCATCTTCTACAGATTCCTGCAAAAGGTGAGCTGTTACGAGTGCAACACTTCCGTTTTTACAAAGTCTGTATCTATTACCAAACTTATCAAAACCAAGCGTACCGAGTTTCTGCCCAACAACTGCTGCCTGTGGCTCATAAAGCTTCGACTCAGTTACTAAAATTGGTCCTGTTAAACCGTTTCTGTCCATAGGTGTATTTTTAAAATCTTAAAATTATTAAACTGCATTAAAATCTTCCCAACGTGCCTGACGTCGAGGTTGTGAGCAGAAAAGCTGTCCACTCAACCAGAATCTTCCGACTGTTCCACCTGCGTTAGGCATCATTTGCTCTTCTTGAAAGAAGAATCCATGGTAGTCTGAAGGTTTGTCATCAGCTTGTCCTACGATTACTTTACTATTTCCAAGGGTAACTTTCCTCAAAAATTTCTTGAATGCGTCTGGAGTTCGTGTATCACCATACCAGTTAAGGTAGTTTAGGTTCAACATGTAACCAAATCCGTCTGCGATAGATTTATCCTTAGCAATTGGAATTCCTCTCCAGTCAAGTGTTGAGAAACCCATACCCATACCGTCTGCTTGTTTAGCCATGGCATACTTACTTCCAACTGGAAGTGTTTTGTACTCATGTTTCACTGTTGGGATATAGAGTGATTCGATCAAATCGAAACAATCAAAAGTGGTGAATATGTTTGTTGTTGATTCTTTTGGCCCTGTGTCTGAAACATCAGAGTAAAGAGAAGCCATAAGAGAAAGTGAGCCAGTTCCGTTAAACGAAAGTGGTTTACCTTTAACTTGAGGATACGTATTGCGATCAACTCCGCTAATTGTGGCAAAGTCTGTACCGTCGTCTGTAATTTGGTTCAAACCAACTATTTGCTGTCCACCTGCGAATATGCGCTCATTCAAACCATAAAGCATTTCGTTAAGAGTGTCTTCGTCTTCGAAAGCGTCATAGTCTATAGCACTATCATATTGGCGAGCAAATGCTTCTGAAAGAATCTTTACAGAAGGCATGGAAGCGAGCGCACGATTAGTCTGCATTTGGATTGTTACCGTTTCTGCTGACTGATTCAATGGCTCAAGACCAGTAACTTCTTGAAATTGAGTTCGGCGATTAACTTTGATAGTTTGCAAAAGTGTTGCGCGATTAAAGTCCTTAGCTGCATGCAACAGATGCGAAGCAGTAGTTGTAGAGTTTAAGACAGCATCAACAACTGTTGATAACTCCTTATCGTAATTAAAATCGCTAACTCGTCTTCCGTAAGTTTGGCCGTCCATATTTTTTGATTTAAATTAAAATGAAAAATTGACAAAAAAAATCCGGCCCTTGTGGGTCGGATCAATGAGAATCCAAATAAATTTTCTATCTACCTATCTATTATAGAGGACTTTTTAGATCTGTCAACAATAAATTAGAAACCGTATCTCTTCATGCGATTTTCTTTTATCTCTTTATAGTCTGTGTCAGAAGATATGCTGTTGCCTTGCGCTAAACCGAATACAGGCGCTCGTGTTCCTGCAGGGTTTGGCGAGTAGTGTTTGGCTACCGTCCTGTAAAAACTGTTTGATTTTCCTTCTGATTTAAGTTTTGCATGGAGAAGTCTTGCTTCGTTAAAGGCTTTGAGTCCTACGTCGTTTCTTTCTGCTTCAGTTAAGGAATCATAACCAGCTCCACCTTGTATTTTCGCTTTGATATCGGGCGCAATATCGGGGAGTATTCCATCTTGTACTGCTTCGTTCCATTCCATGGTAAGTCGTGAAGCTTCAGCCTGTACGGTTTCTTTTTCTCGGTTCGTTCTGCTTTCAACTTCAGCTTGTTGTGCTTTTTCACGAGCTGTCAGTGTTTCTTCAACAATCTTTTTAGCGCGCTCTGCAGCGTCGCCCACTATATTTTCGTGGAGTTGATCCCAAGACTTAGGGCCTGTCGAGCCATAGCGACCTTCTTCGGATTTACCAGAGAGACGTCGTGCCATATCTTCTTTAAGCGCTTCGACCTTGGAAGTTGCGATTTCTTCTGCTTTCTCGGTAGCCTGTTTATCTACCATTGCAGCAATTTGTTCTTGTGACATTCCTGGAGTAGTAGAATCTCCAGATTTTCTTATTACTTCGTAAGTTTCATCTGCCATGGGGAAATTATACCACAACTCCTATTTTTGTTTGTTTCTGTAGAAATCGAGCGCCTCGTTAAGTTCACCAACTATAGTTGAAAGTGGGGCGTCGTTTTTCTCTTTACCAAGCAAATCTTTATACAACCTACGTGCGTCATCCTCTAGCTCCATATCAATCGTATTGTTTGGTTTTAAACTGGAGTAGTTATTATCAAATCTGTTAACAACGTCGTCTATGATGTCAGAGTGACCCATGATATTTTTACCTTGATCTACTTCTTGTTGAAATTTAGCTAAATTAGTTTCAATGTTATTTTTAAGTCTTAAATGTTCGAGAGCTATTTTTTGTTCTTCTGGTGTGCCTTTTGCAAATGCCTGTTTTTGTCTAGGTGATAACAAGTCAAGTAAAGTTTGATCTGATGTAGAAATTTTCTTAGCATTTTTTACGGCGTTTACTAAATCATCAGCCTTGCTAGCTTCGTGTGCAATCTTTCCTGTCTTACTTACTGCTCGAACCGATCCAATAACCGCAGGCAAGAACTTAAGTATGTCGTCGCCTGCTCCAATTCCAGGGGCATTTGTTATTGCATTGCCTAGTTGAAACGTAGAGTTGAGGGGGTCTTTTCCTGCGCGTGTTTGTTCATCCATCCGTTTAAAAGCTTCGTCTGTTGTAGCCATATACCCCTGTCCGAATTCCTTAGCCTGGTTAATAACAGGACTTGCTACACTACGTACTGCGTCAACTGCTCTTAGCACTCCTTCTGGTATAGAGAACTGAGGTTTATTCCTCAAACTAGCAGAGTTGTCCATGTGTTGCTAAAACTGCTGAACTGGTGGTTGTTCACCTGGCATTCCTGGTGGGGCGGGTTGTGCAAGGGAGGGTGCATTTTCGTCCTTAAGATACAAGTCATAGTACATCATTGGTGCTGTTTTTTGCAAGAAGGCTCGTCTCGCTTTCTCCTTCGCATTGGGAACTCCCAAATCTTCATAGTAAGAAAGAATGTCTGAAGCTCCGAGTTTGTAATTCTCCATTGCCAAGCGCTTACGAAGCATCTTGTCTACAGCTGAAGCGGAGACACGTATAACCATACCATCCTCAACAAAATCCTGATTAACTGCCATAAAGAGCGAATCACCGTCTGTACCTATAATCTCTTTATAGTGCATCTTTGTGTAAAAGATTCGAATAAACTGCATCGCCCACTGTGCCATCCACTCTGCCGCCTCGTTTATGGTGTCTTCTACCAAGTCATCAATAAAGCCAAAGTCCTGCTCTCTAAACATTTGGGCCTCACCCAACGTCTGGTCTCCCTCACGAACACCACGTGTTGTTGCGTTAACTCCAAGCATTTCGAACGCAATAGATCTGTTTTCTTCTTTAGATTTATACAGTTGTGCGGGAGCAGCTGGCATTGGTACGTGAAAGAAGGTTTCTCGAATGTCATCGCGGCTATCAAGCGCAACCGCTTGTCTGGTATTTCTCCAGTCGATGTTTTCAACAATCTTTTTATCCATTGACTCACCGTTAAAGACAACCTTACCTGCTGAACGCTCATTCATGTCAATAATTTGTCGTCCTTCGTCGTTAATGTGATCTTGGAAGTACAACACTTGCTCAACACGATTGGTGTCGTCAATTGGATTATCTCCAAGAGATTCGTACACCATGAAGAAATATGGCTTACGTGGTGTTTTGAAGTAGTTGTAGTAAATGGTACGTACTTGTGCTTCTTCCGAAGTAGCCCCTTCAACAACTGCGTTAAGCACTTCTTCATTTGTCATTGACTCTTTCTCCTTCATCTTAGGGTCAAATAAACGAGTCTTTCCTTCAAAGTCAAAGTATGGGTTTCTCATTTTAGCTAAGACGCACGTCTTATACTTCCAGATAACGCCATGCACCTTTTCCCATCGCTTTTCTCCAGTTTCTGGGTCTTCTTTCTGTTTGTACCAGTGGAACCAAACCTCGCAGATATTAACCTTGCTTGCCATCTTGTCTTGTTGAGTTCCCTTCATGTTGGAGAAACCAATAGCGCTCAAGAATTCTTCTTCGGCTTTTGGAAACATCATTATTACTTGCTGTACTGAAAGCTCGGCGTACTCTGCAACAAATTGCATGTCGTCGGCTGAATGAGTTTTACACGTTTGATCCCAAACAACATTCTTAGGATATATGTTTATAAACTCATAGTCTCCATCAACATCAAGCTCTGGATTCCAGCGGGCCTTTATACAAGCATAGAGGAAGAGCTGCTCGTGTACGTGTGCGAGACCAAGAACTTGTCTATTTTTCCTTTTTTGAATGTCGGTATTGAGTACATCACTCATCTTTTCAGCAGTGTCGGGTTCTTTAGACGAGCGAACAATAAGGTCAGGTAGTCGTGAAGTGGCAATCGGTTTAATGCGCCGAACTGCTTCATAAATCACGTTTTCAACATAGGGAGTTTGCCAAGTAGCCAAGGAGCGTTTACCAGTCGGGAGTTGTTTTCCTCGATAATAATCGACCATTTTATCTTGGCGATTATATAAATTGCGATCTGCATGGCTATAGTATGCTACAGAGTTAGCAATCATAATGTCAATCGCTTGGCAGGTTTCAAACTCATCCAAATCTAAATGGAGTGGGTCTTCGTAGCTTACAATCCCTTCGGCTTTTTGTAATAGTCTTGAGTCTAGCATATAAAAAAACCAGCCTCATTAAGGGCTGGAGTAAAAACTTCCAAAACAATAAATAAGTATATCATCTGTTAGTGGCTATTTATTGGTTAAAATCTGCAGATGGTAAAAAGTCGCACAGGTTGGGCATTGCAAACTAATTGGTTTTGTTACCATTTCTTCGTGACTTCCGCCTACTCCATGCTCAATGAGTACCGCTCGATATTGTGACCGAAAAAGTCCTCGTTTACAAAAAATACAATTGTGTTGCAACAACATATCACTATACTGTAGTCGTATTGTTATATGCCGATCTTCTTGACCTTGTTGTATAAGTTTTCTTTTGGCACTATCCACGGTAATATTATAGCTTACTCCTTCAAAGCATTTGCAAAATCTTCTGGTGAGAAGGCTAATTGCTCTCCTTTTTCGTTGTATTGAGGACGGTAGGGCCGTGCACCTTGACCATAGTTAATAGGCCCAACCCTGCCGCTTCTAATTGGTTTAACAACATAGAGAAAGTAAGTTGCAGAGTCATATGGGTCGTCGGGGCCTTCCGTATCCACATCTTCAACTCTATTTTTATCGGTTATTAGTTCGGGGATTGTCTTGGCGAGCCAGTAGCAGTTTTCCGTTATCATCCAGTACGGTAAACCACCAGGGGCAAGAGCAAGCCAGTTATGAGTAGCAGCTTTGCGTCCAACGCGGTCTTTTGTTCCTTTAATGAGACGAACCCACGACTTCTTGCCGTTTAGTTCTTTCCACTTGTTCATAAATAAATCGCTGATTGCCTCACCGTAGTCGGACGTAGGGTTAAACATCGAGCTATCTGCTACACCATTCTCTGGTAGCACCTTCATTTCGACACAGTCGTTATATATCTTTTCTGCCCACTCATCAGGACGCTTCATGTTGCCACACCATTCTTTATAGGTAATAATGCGGTTAAAGTTCTGCCCATCAGGTGTCTTATCTTGAATGTGGGCGTGTAAGTATGCGGCGAACGCGTGTGGTTTGCTCGCAGAGAATCCCCAGTCGAAGGATAAATGGTGACTGTGGACGAGCGAGGGTTGTACAGGTCGTATAACATGGAGCAATCTACTAAACTCTGAGAAAGCTTGGCCCGCAAATATGTCAAAGTCTCCGTCTCTCCACATGCGGCCTAAGTCACCTACGAGGTTTAGCAAGTACTGTGTGTACTCCAGATTTAAGTGTGGGTTATCTTTATACGTAGAGGGGAAGAAGCGTGTAGTGGTCTCTTTTTTAGCACGGAATGGTTCAACATAACGGTTTTTAATAAAGACGTGCCCTATGTCGCCTGGATTGAATGAGGTATAAATGCGAGGTCTCCAATTAGTTTTGCTGGTGCGAAGAGAGCCGAGTAGCTTTATGAACTTGTCCTCGGTAATTTGATTCTGTTCTTCGATAATAATGAGGTCGTACTCAATACCGATGTACTTATCAATGTCGCGCTCGTCCTGGAAACCACCAAGGAGAATTCGAGACCCCGTGTTTTCAAATATGATTTTGTTCCCACTCTTCTTGTAACTGCAATGTCCCTTTAAACACTTTTGAATGAGGTCGTCAAAGGATTCTTGGGCAGCAACCCCCGTTTGGCGTAAGAAGAGACACTTAAGGTTATTAACTCTCTGGCAATCATCGAGTCCCGCTTGAGCGAGAACTGCGTGACTCTTGCCACCACCCCGTGCTCCTCCAACAGCAATTTCGGTTGGGCCATCAGGTAAATCAGCATCACGCGCCGCTTTGTGAAAACTCCATTGCCACGGAAGAGGAACATGTAGATGAGAAATAAACTTCTCAATAAGGTCAGGTGGACACTTAGCCGCGTGGGCTACTTGAATACAGAGATCAAGTGCTGCTTTCGCTTGGGGTGTCAGCTTTAGTTTTGTTTCCATAGATTTTCTCAAGAACACCCGAGAAGGAGTTTAAGTCTATAGTCTCGCCGTTTGAGGTTACATCAGTTGGTTGTACTGCTTTTCCTTCAGAGCGATCGGCAACCACTTTAAACTCTTCAAGGTCAAGCATGGCCTTAGTAATGCGAACAAATGCCATCTGTTCAACAACGAGTCGCTTTTTTTCGGGTGTCTTTCCCCATGCAACCAGCTCCTCTTGAGTCATGTTCTTAAAACGGTTCATTTGCCATGAGAAAGTGTTTTCTTTCTTCCAACCTCCAGGACTGCGAAGTTCGGGGTGGTCGGCAAAACCGCCTTTACCAGTGGGATTAGTTATCATTCCTTTAGGCATAGTTGTAGAAAACCACCTTTGTGGTTATTTAGCAATGATTTCAGCCACAGTGGGTGGCGTTGGCTTATGGATTGTTGGAACAGGCGCAATCGCTTCGTTTGCTACCTTGCTTAAATCTTTAGCCATTCGTGCACCGGCGTCTTTTGCTTCTTTATTAAATAACTGCACTCCCATAAACTGAATAGGGTCTGTGCGGAATCCAAGTTCAAGACCGAGCATGTCTGCTTCTTTCTGTGATTGTTGCACGTACCACGTGTAATAACTGTCTTTAACGCCAATTGCTGTTGGTTTGTCTCCCGTTAACATTTCGAGGAGCGATATGAGGTTATGTAGTTGTGTGAATGTGTAAGGTTGGGTTTGGTTATTAGGTGCGTTGTTTTGCATAATTGTAGCTAAATTATATCACAAGGTCTTGCTAAGGTTATCATAATTCGGCAGGTCTTTCCAAACTGGTTTCGCTTTATCTACTTCCTGTTGAGTAAGTGCACCGTCTCGTACCATGTCTTTAATCTTCTGTGGGTAGCTTTCTACAAACTCTTTAGATAACTCCCCTTGTCGGTGGCTTTGAATCTGTGACTTTAAGTATTTAACCCGCTCGTCCTTTATCCTCTGAGGAACAATCTCATAACCCCCCAAGCTTCCGTGTTTCGCATTGAATGCGTTTCTTTTCTCCTGGCAGCTGCCGCAGACTTGGATACCAAAGGTTCTATGTACGCGTGCTTGGCGTTTTTTACAGGAACCGCACATTATAACGTCACCTTCCAGCAGGTCTTCACTGGGGAAACTACCAAACTGTTTTTTAAATTCGTCTTTTGTCATAGTTGAATACCAGCCTTTCTTGCTGCCGACACCATACTGTCATCAATTGCCTCCTCAACTGAACCCACATAATCTTCCCTGTCTCCTGTTGGGTAATCAATGGGCCCAAATGCGGGAGGATTAGCCATGCGCTTTATTTTCCTTCGGGCTTTATCAACTAACTCTGTTTCGTGACCAGAAAACCGCCCGATAAAGTAGAATATTATTGCAGTAAAAACCAGGAGTATTTCGTGCATGTGGCTTTCATTATACCACAAAGCTAATGCAATTACCTCTTGACAGACTGTTATATATATACTACACTATATATGTGCTACCTAAGTCCGGTTTACGTTCTCGCACCCGAGATGTAGACTACCTGTAGGCTTAGGTAGTGCAATTTTTCTGGCTATAAATTCTAGCTCAAGTGGATCGTACTCTGTTTCGTATTTGGCTGAGTTAGAGTTTATGAATAGAAAACACGTAGAACTGTTACGACAAAATGCGCCGTCTATTTTTACTGAGTATGCGGTTAAAAAGCTTGCAAGTCTTAAAGATGAGATTGACATGCTCCGATTTAAGTATAAGGACGCGAGTATTGAGGAGCGGCCGTTTATAGAATCTGCAGGGAAAGAACTTAAAGAAGACTTAGAATACTTCGAGCATGCACTAAAGATAATTACTTTCTCCTAGTTTGGTTCCTGAAGATCAGCAGAAGTTAGTAAGCTACTGTTTGATTTTCAGGAATTAGACTCCGAGGTTATGTTCACATGCACCAGCGAGTGAGTTAGATTAGTTGACTTTCACACTAACGTTTTTAGCCAATACCCACTCCGTACACTCTCAAAGTTAAAAAGCGACACGAGCCGTAGGCGAAGTGTAAGTCACAGGTTGCGCTGCGAAACCTCCCCTACCCCTCCTTATTGAGTTCTATGAAAAAACACGGTGCTGAATTAATTGTGTTACAACTCCTTCTCGGTCTATAGAGAGGTAGTAAGATAGCAGACAATTAACAAACCTTACACACTACCTAGATTCTTACACACGACAACGTATTGGTTATTAGTCAGTTTTTCAGTCTTTATGCTTAGGCTTTTCTTTAGAGACGATCCTAAGACTCAGGTTGCGCTCGTCTGTAAAATGCAATGGTTCCCATCTTCTTTAATAGTTTTTTTTCAGTTATTGCGGCTTGTTGTCTATTGACGCACCGTCGTGGATTTTCTTCTTTAACTTTTTCCCATTTAAGATTAAAAACACCCATAAATTTACCTCTGTACTTTCCATGTTTAATTTCGTGTACTTGAGAGTGACAAGAACTACATAAAATAGCCAGATCGGAGTCATCTTCGCGACCCAAGCGACAATAGGTGAGATGATGCACGTTCAGATTATTATCACTGTGGCACACAACACAACGATTAGGTCTACCCCAGTAAGGGTCCCTGAGAACTCTAGCACGAAGACGCTGCCAGTATTCTGATAGAAGATATTGGTGGTATTTTTCTTTACGTTTCAAATGTAAGTAAAACTAATGGAGTCTTGAAAAGGAGACGTAAGCTTGTATACTATACGTATCCTTTTTTACAACAAAAAGATCGTACCATTGCCAAATAAAATTGTCAATGTCTACGGAACCGCCGGAGCAATCTGGCGGTTTTTTTTTATATAATTGATCGCTGCTCTTGGCGGGGTGGCATTCCCACTGTAAATCCTACGGTGGGTTTTTTGATATAATAGGTACGACCCGAAGTCACGAAGTGCGAGGAATCAAGACCTCCTTAAGCTTCCGCATATTGCCCACTAGTCAATAGTGGGTTTTTGCGTTATTTATACATACTGCGTGCGTATTTCCTCTCTTTATTGTGTTGACAAAGTATTACATATATATTATAGTTAAATCATTACTAATTGACTATCAATTATGTTTGATGACTATCGGGGCGAAGGGGTTTATGGTGACTTGGGAACATGGGATCAATTGCCAGAGTGTAAGAAGTGCGGCAAGCCAATTTCACTCATGTCTGATGAGGAGTTGTGCGTTCGTTGTCTTAACGAGTTAACCGTTACAAAAACATTATGAAAGTAAGAACATTTGAAGCAAACTCAACAGAACAATTGCAGGAGTTTCTCAACACGTGGCTTGAATTTAGTAAGGGAAACTCGGAAATCGCCCACATCGAATACTCGACCTACGTGACCGAAGCCAACACAACTAAACACTTTGTATTAATATTTTATAAAAAGATACCAGTATGAACATAGACGACGCGGTTACCATAAAAAACATACCAAATGCAGAGCTGGTAGACTTTATTGAAGAGAATTTATCAAAGCTCTGGTTTATAGTCGGGGGTGCTATTGACGTAGACGACCAGCAATATGCTACCGATTTGTTTGTAAATATTAACAGCAGCATTGAAGAGCTGAAGAGCCGTTTATCAGTTGTTGAACCTAAAACATTCTAATATGCAAAACACGGAATCACAATTAACTGCCATTGTTAAGTCGAGTAATCTTGAAGTTATCGACAGTAAAATAATTTTAGACAAGTTTGGTAATTATGAATCTATAGCTCGTGAGTGGGAAACTAAGGCGAAGATGATTAAAGTGACTAATGCTCTCCAAATAACGGAGATGAATATGGCACGAGAGGCTAGAAAGACATTCTCAAATCTACGTATTGATGTCGAAAAGACGAGAAAAGCGTTGAAGGAGCAAAGTTTGCGTAAAGGGCAGGCTATTGACGCCATTGCACGATTCTTAACGTCTCTCATATCTCCAATCGAACAATATTTGCTCGAACAAGAGAATTTCGTAAAAATTGAATTAGAGCGAAAAGCGGAGGAAAAAAGAGTTGAAGAGGCACGACTTGCCGAAAAAGCCCGTATTGAGCAAGAGGCTAAAGAAGCGGCAGAGCGAGAGCGCATGAGAGTTGAGAATGAGAAACTACGTAAAGAAGCGCTTGTGCGAGAAAAGATTATACAGGCTCAAAAAGATGCTGAAGAAGCTTCTAAAAAGGTTTATGAAGACTCCCTTCGTGCAGAGAAAGAGAAAGCAGCAGCCGCGGAAAGACTTGCAGCGGAGAAACTAGCAGAAGAAAAAAAGCGAAGAGATGTGGCAGAAGCTGCACTGCGCCAAGCGCAAGAAGAAGAGCAAGGTCAGCTTGCAGACAAAAAGAGACAGCTTAAAAAAGCACTCACCATTGTTATTGAGTATGTTGATGGAGTTCGTGACGGTTACAGTGAAATATGTAAACACTCAAAAACAGCAGCAGGGTGTGCCGAAGAGAAAGTTTATATGAACGTAAGTAATGTTTTAAAAGTTATTTTGAAAGAAAATGAATAAAGGATTTACACTGGCTGCCTTCTTAACCAAAACAAACCCGCTTAAAGATCGGAGCATGAGCATAACCTTTCACACGCAGGAGCTATCAACTGAAGAGAAAGTAGCGGTTATTAATTATCTTGACCAACAAGGTTGGCTCTTGTTTCGAGAGAATGAAATTAAAGAAGAGGATGTGCCACAGAAAGATTCAGAAGTTGAGCAAAAGTCACAATCTCAGAGAATCCGTGCTTGCCTGTTTTTACTTTGGAAGCAAAATGGCGAGAAGGGAATATTCCAAGAATATTACACCATGCAAACAGAGAAAATTATTAATCATTTAAAAGACAAGCTTGTATGAACAAAACTTTAATAAAAATGGAAAGAAGAGGTGGTGGAACGCTCCTGGAGATTGAAGGAAACGAAGGAGACTTAGTTGCAAGTTTAACAGCGTGCATGTTTACGCATAAAGATTTTAAGAGGCTAATTTTAAGCAGTTCAATTTTATTTGCCGCTACTTCTCAAGACATCGGGCCCGAACTAAAGGCAGCAATTGATAAAACTAAAGTTATAGATTTAAATAAAAACTAATATGAGTCAAGGAGACGAAAAACAACAAACCATGCCAGAAGCAGTTGCAAGTATAACGCTACATGTTATAGCACCAAACGACTTCCCAGCGCTTTTAACTTATAGGGCTCCAACATTCGATCAATTACTTAAAGATATGGATACAGGAATCCCCTCTATTATCAAAAGAGGGTATAAACCCGATTTACGAAAAAGTGGGAATGGTTACGCTCGTAAGGAGCCCGAATATGTTGAGGGGCGAGAGTGTCCTAAGTGCAAAGCAAAGCTCGTGCGCGCTACCCGTCAGAACGGGGATAAGTTTATCAGATGCTCGACCAACAAGTGGGACTTTAAGACCAAAACTGCGAGTGGTTGCGACTTTGTAGAATTTCCTAAATAATACACATTCAATATGTATGAGTCGAGACAAATCTATTGACAAACTGTTATATATATCGTATAGTTTAATTATTAGAAATTAATACATATTTATGAGAGAAAGATCAATAACGGTAGTACTCGGACTCATTATCGCAACAGCGGTTTTGGTAGCAACAAGCGTTCTGTTTGATAATATAAAAGTTACTTACAGAACACCCATAATCTTAAAATTTCAAACACCTGTTGTTATCGAGAAAAGACATCAGGCAACTGAAGAAGCAAGAATCTTAAATCCAGTTCCCGAAGAAACTGCCACACCAAGCGCAACACCAACGGTCAAGCAAGCAAAGGTAGTCCAACCTTTTAAAAAGTTTCTAACAATCGAGGGGAATGAGACACGAAATAAGGTTTTACCACTCATAGCGAGCGCTTGGAAGGATGAGGTTAACCAAGTCTCTTTTGATAATATTCTAAAGATAGAATCAGGCTATCGAGCAGATGCTGTAAATAGTATTGGAGCTTGCGGAATGGGGCAGGCAAACCCCTGCGTAAAGATGGATTGCGAGTTGTCTTATACAGATGAAGCAATCAAGTGCCAATTAGACTGGATTAATAATTATATTGTGAGACGTTACGGTACTCCAGAGAAAGCTTGGAACTTTCACATGGTAAACGGCTGGTATTAATTTGATTAACTAACACATATATATTACAATACAGGATATTAATTATTACCTGTATGTATGAAAGAAGTACCAACAATTGTAAATAAAACTAAGCTAAGGAATCTCTTAAAAGAAAAAGAAGGAATCGAAGTTACTTGGAAAACTATTCGAGACTGGGAAAAATCGGGAGTTATAAAACCATTTGCTTTTAAAGCAGAAGGTGGGGGAGTAAGAGCAGGAATGTATATTTATTTAGATACAGTGCGTCGGATTTATGATTATTTAGAAAAACACCCTAGGGCCTCACAAATTATATTTTCCACAAAACTATATGAACGTCGCAACGGCACTAAAATTACAGGGTAAGCAGGTTTTATATATTTCTAACAAGAACACTCCACCAAGAGTGCGTATTCTTGAGAAGGTGTTTTCTCCTATGAAGAAGATTAAAGGAGAGTTTGTTGGCTTTGCACAGTGCACCTCACCCCTACCAAGCAGCAAATCGAAAGGGTATAAAATTAACATAGGTAAGCTTATTCCTATGGTTGGCCCACGAAGTTTGCCAGCTGTTGAAAAGTACGAAAGTCCTTCAGTTAAATACCGAGTAGCGCTTCTTGTCTTTTTTGTAATAACCAACATATGCTTCTTCTACTTTGATACGTGGCGTGCATATTTGGGATTTACTTTGAGTTTAATTTGTATTATCAGTTTATATAAAAGTAAATGAATGACAATTTGAAAATATACCAAGTTGGCGAACATATCCGTTTTCGTGCAGGAAATACAGTAAAAACAGGATTTATAAAAGAAATTAGACTTGGTTTTTGGTATTCAATTTATGTAAGAAGTAGATCTGGTAGAACTTATCTTATTAGGTTATATGATATTTTAGATAAAGCTCCCTTACTTAGAGATTCGCAAGGCAGATTTAGAAGTAAGAAGTCAGACTTGAAGCCCCACTTTAAGTTTAGAAAAGACGGTAGAAAAATATTTAATAAAGAAATTCATCAAAAGCGTTACAAAATGGGTGGATTTACTATTGGAGGCTGTTATTGTAAAAAGTGTCTCAAAGCTTGGGAGCGAAATAAACCGCAAGATGACTTTAAAAGAGAAGATTCAGGAAAAGGAATGGGTGGCTATACCGAAATGAAGAGTAGCTGGGAGGTTGTAAGCGTTGTAAGCAAGGAGAAAAAACCGAGTGAAAGAATAAAATCTATTTATGAAAAAAAGTATAAAGGTATGGTTTACTCTCTGGAAAGTATTGATGGATTTTATATGCAATCCATTCTTGACTATCTCGATGAGCAGTTTGAGAAAGGGGAAAAATGAAAGACGGACTTTACACTCAAGAAGAGATTGACGAAGAGGCAAGATTAGGCTCCAGACACCCTTGCACTCGCTGCGGAAAAGAAGTGCATTTGTGGGAGGGTGGCGATCGGGTTATTAGAGGAGAAGATAAGTTCTTTTGTGAAGAATGCTGTCAAGAAATAGATAAGAAGATTTGGGACTGGAAAAATGGTTTTAGCTAAGTAATTATATATACCTATGAACATACTTTACTACACCCTAGCCTATCTAACCATGGCCGTTTTGTTCGCATACTACCTTTGGTACACAGGAGAGTACAAGACGCTTAAAACACCCATTATGGCTGGTCTAGCATGGATTGTAGTGATTCCGCTTATCTTGTTAGTTTGTGTAATAAGCTTAGGATTCCTAGCTATTGCGTTTATAAATATTAGATTCTTTTCTAAGTAATTATTATTTAATTTATTTATTATGGAAAAGAAAATAGGGTTTATTTATAAAGAAAAGAACGGGCTTTGTTATGAGTGTGTTGAGCGCGGAGGAGAACTATTTCTTTCAAATCCCAGCTATCCTTTCGTATTTACTTTTGAGGCTTTGGGAGAATTAGAAATTTTAGGTAATAAAGAAGAATTTGGTAGTTCTGTAGAAAAAGAAAACTATGAATTTCATTCGGGGGAGGAGTTGCATGTAAAGGTTGGAAAAGATGGCAATTTAGAGGTAGTGGAACAACCATGACAACCCCAACAACTACAAAATATAGTGATACAAGTTATCTAAAATTTGCAGATATTGTTGATTCTGCTAAAAGGCTCAAAGCCTGTCCCATACATGAGATACGAGTAGGGTACGATTTTTACGATGAACTACTTGAGTCGGTAAACTCACTAAAATCACCCAATAAAGTAAAAAGCGCGAGACTATACCTAGCCTCATTATACGGAGTAAAAATAGTCATCGACCCAGAGCTGAAGAAAGACGAATATAAAATAGTTCAACCAGACCCTTATGAAAAATTAGACAACCTATGAAAACTTTAGAAACCTATTTGGAGGAGTTTGAAGAAAACTTAATGAGTGATTTTGAAGAAAGACTGCACCCTAGTATTTCCAGATTAGAAATAGAAAGAATAGAAATTTCTTTAAAAGATTTTTATATTGTACAAGCTTGGTTTTCATTTATGATAGATAAGAAAAAAGACTTCCTAGCCACCATGTACCGTGAGGTGCGGGAGGAAGCTAAACAAGAAGCTGTTGATCAAATGAAAGAGTTACAAATATTTTTTAAATAACCTATGACAATCCAAAAACAAATAGACCAACTTAAAAAGGAGTTATCCGCCTTTATTGGCAACACAAACAAAAAGATAGCAGAGCTAGAAGTTGAGCGTATTAAAGTTACCAACCATACTAAACCCACCCGCTACTACCCAAATGGGGCGTATATGGATGAGCCTGAAGAGGGTGCTATCTATTGGTATTCATGGGGATATTCTGTGTTTTCTGCTTATTATGGTCAACAAAAATTTGATGAGGTTTATTTTAAAAATATGAGTTGTTTCCCTACTGAGGGTGCTTGTCTAAAATCCATAAGGCATGACGACCTTATCGCCAAGATGTATAGAGACATGCGAGACAAGCGGATAAATGGGGATTGGGTGGCTGATTGGAAAGATGAAACTCAAGATAAGTATTTTCCTAAGATGTTTGCGGGGGCATTAGATATAGATTGTACTCACTATCTTATTAGATCTCGCGACTTTTTCTATAAAAAATGTACCTTTATCGAAGACCTCAAGAAGTTTTTAAATTGGACTGAAGAGGAGTTAAAAATTGTTTGGTTTAGAGTATGAAAATAAACGACATGCCAAAATTACAAAGTCCTTTTGTAAGAGAAACCATAAACGGGGAGTACATTGTTACTCCTAAAATAGCGGAAGGGTACGAATGGGTATTTACTGATAAACCCGTATGGGCAGTAGATAAGCTTGATGGCACGAATATTTGTATTAGAGTTGAGAATGGGCAAATAGCCCATATATTTAACCGTACGACTGAAAAGTTTCTTTGGAAAATAACAGGCATAACCGCCTGGGAGGGTGCTTGTTTAGAAGGAATAGCTAAATGTATTCAGAAAGGTTGGGGAAAATATCTAGCTGAAGGAGACAACTTTGGAGAGCTTATAGGGCCTATTATTAACGGCAACAGACACCTTCTAGACTATCATCTGTACGTACCGTTCGCCTATCTTAAGAAGAAATGCTATTGGAAAAGCTTTATCGGTAACGACCACGAGAAGAACTATAAAAGTATATCCGAATGGTTCCAGCATGCGTTGCCGAGTTTATTTAATCAAAGGCTTGGTTTACCCAAGATAGACGCAGAGGGTCTTGTTTTCTACCATGAGGATGGTCGCATGGCAAAGTTAAGACGTGATATGTTCGACTGGTTTGAAGGAGTTAGACATCAATGAATACAACCATGACCGACAAACCTAAACTACCAAAGAAGATTACCTCTGAAGAAATAAATTACGTTCACAACCTTAAAACAGCCGTAAGAGCTATTTATAAGGGTGTAGATCATAGGGATGTTCAAACTCATATACACCTTGAAAGATTAGCACACAAGATAAACGCCATATTAGACTATTTGGCTAAGGGAGGTGGGGCGAAATGAGAGAGATAGGAGACATTATTAATTACTTTTTTAGACTTATGAGAACATTTTTTATAGAGGTAGTGATGCCTTTTATTTTCGTAGTAGGAATATCCTCAATAGTTTGGTTTTCAGTAACACTAGTGAATTATTCAAATACAAAAGACCAGAAGCGCCAAGACTTTAAAGAATGCGTAGATATGACTCATTCAGCAGTTTGGTGTTACGATAAGATTAGATAGTCAATAGCATGTGCAATCTGGTAATACAGAGGTAGTACGGTTAAAGTAGGCCCTCTAGCTAAAGACTGTCCGTAGCCCCCTTGATTCGCCTGTCCGGGGTTGCACATGGTGTTGACTATTAGATCTATCTCAAGCAGGTCACTTGCGGTCCGTCTCGTCGTTTCCACAACCCTGCTTGGGAGAGTTTTAATGTATACAAACTATGGTAGTTTGTTACTATGTTATAAAAGATATATACAAACTTATGGAAAATAAAAACAAAATTATTCTTGACCTATGCGGAGGTACTGGCGCATGGAGTAGACCATATAAAGAAGCGGGATACGATGTGAGGCTGGTAACATTGCCAGATAATGATGTACTTACATATGTACCACCTAAAAACGTGTATGGGATACTTGCTGTTCCACCTTGTACAATGTTTTCCCTAGCAAGAACACGGGCAAAAATACCAAGAAATTTTGATGAGGGAATGGAAACAGTATTGGCTTGTTTGAATATAATTTGGGATTGCAGAAAAGAAAACAAACTTGCTTTTTGGGCTTTGGAAAATCCAATGGGATATTTGCGGCAGTTTTTGGGTAAACCACCTTTTCAATTTGACCCTTGTGACTTTGGAGACCCCTACACTAAGAAAACCGACTTATGGGGCTACTACAACTTTCCGTTAAAGAAATCAATTAAATTGACAGCAGAGGAAAAAAAACTTTGCAGCACCAATAGTAGAAAACTCCCTTCTATTTCAGATTTTACAGGCAGTAATCAAGCGGCAAGAAGGGCAATAACGCCGGCAGGATTCGCACAAGCGTTTTTTAAAGCTAATAGATAATCATGAGTAAACCTAGACCTAAAAAATACCAATGGATGCACCGTATGGGTGTAGGTACGTACTGTACTACTTGTAAAACGCATACCAAGGGTATAGGTACAGAGGCTAGACCGTATAAATGTGATTGCGGCGAGTGGATGTATGGTGAGGCTGCCAAACAGTTTAGTTTAGTAAAGTGCGACACGAAGTAATACAAAACCAGTTACACCCCGAAACTCCCCACCCTTCGGTATATCTAGCTCTTGAGTGGTTTGAACACTGGAAGCGGGACGTGCAAGCTTATTGGAGGATACGGGACGTTATAGCTTCAAGAAGCGAACGGGGTGACCAGATGGCGTGCCTTATAGAAGATGTCTTTCAGAGGTTAGAACGGAGAGAGGTTATTCTTGACCGTGAGATACTCGGGGCGTTTTGGGTACTGAGAGAGCTTACAGAGGCACTTATCCCCTCAAGACAAGTAGAAGCGACTTGACTTTACCATAAAAAGAGTGGTATATTTTTAATATGAAGAAACAATACGATTTATATCCTAATGGGCAAGTGGAGTGTAGTAAGTGCGGTACTCACGAAGATGTTACTACCGATGAAGACGGCATTGATATTTGTACTGACTGCCTGTTTGAAAAAGAGTGTGAGAAGCTATGAAAGAGACAATAAAAAATACAATCCTTCTACTGTGTGCTACTTGTGGCAGAATGGTACTTACACCACGAACCGAGTATGAACATGGTAGACTAACTAAGAAGGCAGTATTCTTGAAGGGTACTTGTGGAGATTGTCAAAAATCGGGAGAGTTTTATGGGAGTGAGGAGGAGTATTTTGGTGAAAATGGATTTATTGCATGGTATGAAGAAAAAACAAACCAAGAAGGACAAACAGCTTAAACAATGGCTAAAAGAAGGAGGGCGGGAAAATGCTAAAAAGGATTTTCTTACGCTACTTCGGAAGGCTGTATCTGTTTGACCTCAACAACTTGTCGCAAGAGTAAATCAAACATACCACCACCAAGCATACGATTGTTGTATCGCCACGCATACTCGTCTGCGTAGGCTTGTAAATACTTCTTTGATACCACCCGATACACACCATAAATACCACGCTTCAAACCAGCCCACAAGCCTTCAATGTTTTGAGTATGGATTTCTCCCCTGACATACTCTTTTCTGCCATGATTGACCGCCTCATGGTCATAACCGAGCTTGTGCAAGTTCACATACCCAGCCAGTTCATCAGTCATTACTTTTGCAGTCGGACTAACATTCGTTTGTATTTGTTTGACCAATGTGTATTTTCCAGTATTGGGGATATGCCTGAGATATGCTTTACCATCACGCTGTAACATACCCATCAGGATTTCTTTTTGTTTCTCATTCCCATGCCATTTATACGCTCTATTGCCACCCTTCCCACCTATGTATGTTTCATCAATCTCTACAATGCCATCAAGAAAACTACCATCATCAGACATGAGAAGCCTTATTTGCTTAAACATTCTCCACGCAGTTTTATATGTTACCCCTAACATTCGCTCCAGTTGTTTGGCTGATATACCGCTTCGGGTTTGTGTCATCAGATACATGGCAAAAAACCAGAGGTCAAGCGGAGTAGTTGATTTCTCAAAGATTGTGCCAGCCAGAGGATAGACATGCCAGCCACAGAGCTTACAGGCGTATGAGCTTCTATTCGTTACAGGGTAAAACACAGTTGATTGGCTACACTTCGGACAACTTGCTCCATCAGGAAAGCGAAGCGTCTTAACAGCTTCAAGACAATCTGTGTGTGTGCCATATTTTCGCTTAAACTGTCTGAGGCTAAACTTATTTTTCATAGCCTCATTATACCAGAGTTTTTACTTGTTGTCAAGGGATAAGTGCCCTTACAGAGGGTAGCGATTTTTTATGAAAAAATGTATAATTAAATCATGGGAGAAAGACCAGACTTTAATCGTGTCGTGATAGATTCAATCGTTCGCTCTGTACAACATGAGCGTAATTGTGGGTGTGAGCGTTGTTTGGGTAAAGCCCGACAATCTATCGCATGGGTAAACGAACAATCACCAGAAGCTGAACGAGAGGATGCACGAAGAGAGCAGATTGTTATAAATGCAATGAGTAGATCAGAAACTAAAGAAGCGTATGAGAATAGGATGTTGAATACTTTTGAAAATGATGCGGTTGGTGCACTTGCTCAAACAATAGCTCGTTTAGGTTAAATAATCTGAGATAGCCAATGCGGTCAATGGCGACAGTTTGAAGAGCTGTACACCTGTGTTCGACTCACAGTCTTAGAACAATGGAACGCAAAAGGGGTGAATATCTCCAGACCTACGTAGCCCTTCATACTATTGGTTTATTTGCGCTTTCTCTTTGTTTCTCCAGGGAACAACGCTACGAAGCTCTTGAGCGAGCAGGGTATAAATGCGAGACGTGTGGAGAAGATCTTAAGCCTGGACATCGTAAGGTGCATCATAAAGTACCTATCCATTCGGGCGGGGAAGATGTGCTAGAAAACGCACAAGCACTTTGTAAGCCTTGTGAGCATTCAGCACATGGTGAGCTATATAGGTTATATGGGAATCCACTAGACTATGCAGCTAGTCTGCTACCAAAAGCTAAAGGAAGTCCTAAAGCGGGAAAGAATAGAGTGAGGTAAAAGTTAAGTTGCAGGTTCGAATCTAGCCGATAGAGCAAGGTGTATAATTAGAGGCATGCGTGAACGAATATACACAGAGTTTATTTTAAGGCACTGCAAAGCATGTAAAGAACCTATTGAGAGAGGTAAATTGTGGAATAGTAAATACAAAAGAAGGCAATATTGCTCTGCTTGTAAAAAGGTGTCTGCAGATAAATTATTAAATGGACTTTATTAAAGATGAAGTTCACTCTTCCACTACCTCCTGGAATCAACAGCACCTACGGAATATCAAAAAATCGCCACATGTATAAGAAAGAGATTGCCCGAACTTGGGAGCAAGATGTTGGCTGGATAATACACCTAGTAAATCTCGATAAAAGGCTGGAAGAACCGACAGGCGATATTGTGGTAGAGATAAAATGGTATGTTAAAAGACCTCGTGACATTGATGCAGGAATCAAGATTCTTTTAGACATCTTCCAAAAGCAGGGGGTTTATGAGAACGACAAACAGGTTAAAGAGCTTCATGTTTACAACAGAGTAGATAAAGAGCGACCTCGTGTTGAGGTGAGTATTGAAAATCTAAACACAAGCTTTATTGCTCAAGATGTCCGATTAAAACAATTGGGTATTTAGTATTTAAGCTTTTGGGGATACTAAGTGTTCCCTTTACATTGACTTTTGAACTCTCAAGAAAATACATAGGGATTCTTTCATGGCTTAGGAAAACAAAACAAAAGAGATCTACTTCCTTATGGTAGTCTGAAAATATGGTTTTTTTATGTTTAAGAGAAAAGTAATAATTAGATCTCGGTTTATTTTTAACTAAAAAACTACTGAGATTGGCAGATTTTACGTTTACTCTTTTACCATCAAGAAGGAAATCAAACGTACAGTCTCCTTTTTGTCTTACTACCATCCTCCCCTGACTCTCAAAAAACTGTGCCGCTCTTTCTTCAGCGTCTCTTCCTAGTGCAGGTCTTAGTACTCCTCTGTATTGTAGAGCCCGAAGCACCGAGTTGGGTTTTTTATTAAATAGCGCAGCAATCTTATAGACCGACATACCTTCTAAATGGAGTCGGCAGTATTCGTTAACCAAAGGTTTTAAATTCCTTCCTCTTGTAGCCATGATTAATTTTATCACAAGACTCTCTCATAAAAAAGCCCCCTATTGCTAGGAGGCTTCCGTTCATACCAATATGGACTAAACACGAATAGATTTATTATATCAAAACAACTTAGTTTTTATCTCTGTACTCTGCTCACCTTTAATGAGTCTAAGAGCCATATTGCCAACAGCAAGAACCGTAGTAACGAGAATAGGGTCAACTAACTTCTGATCTGCGGCATACTGAATAAGTACAAGCGCTGCACCCACTAAGTTAATCCACATGGTTTTCGATTGCCACCACATTTTTTTCTCCATACAAAACACCTGCTTTCTATTTTTCTAAATCAGTAACTCGCCTTATGAGTAAGTTTATTGCTTCAGCTTGCTTTAGTGAGCTTTCAGATACGAGACTACTACTTTTTATAAAGTTAGTATTGCACATTTCGACATGTGTTTGGAAGTCATCTATTAAAGTTTTTAAGTACTCATCTTTCTTATCAATAGCCGCCATGAAGTACTTTACGACAGTCCAAATAATAAAGAGTGTGACTCCTCCAATACCTAGGTTAGCAAAAAGATTTATATCACTCATAGTTTATTTTTTGACAAATTGTTTCAGAAACCAATCTATAATGGCGTTTATACCTCCTGTGTTTACTTGAGGCTGTGGTTTTGAATTCTTACATGCTTCAAGCTCTACTTCCATTGTCTTTAGTGTGGTCGTTACTGTCCCTACTTCTTCAATAGCAGCAGTAAGTTGAGTTTTAAGAGTCTCGGCCTCTATCTTCAAAGCTGAGTACTTTTGTGCGGCCTCTACTAGCTCCACTCCTGTTGAAGTGGTTATTTTTGTCAGATCTTCTTTTAGTTTGCTAATCACAATGTCGCGGTTTTTAACCTCCTGTTGTGCTGCCGCTACCTGCTTACTTGCTTCTATAAGTTGGGTTTGCAGAGACGTGGTTGCACCTTTAAATCCAGCAATAACCTTTTGGATGTCTTCAAATAGCACATCTTTAGGATTAGAGGGTATCTCCAAATACGCACACGTCTTATCATGCTGAGTTGCTTTTTTAACCAGAAGTTCATAAACCTGTGTATCAATAGTCATAGAAGTACTTGGATTTGAGCCTGAATTTATAGATCTGGCAATAGAGATAATTTTATCTACGTCCACTGTGCCACAACATTGTGTTGGCACTACTTCAGAGTGTTTGATAATATGCGCTCTATCCAGAGGTATATTATACGCCTTTGCAATTTGGGCTACGAGTTCTCCCGAAGTTTTATAGGTTTCCTCAGTTGCGTCTCTTCCTGGTGCAGCGCTATGCTCAATACCAATACTCCTTTGGTTCATTGCGTAGTTTCCAGCGTGGTAGGCAGTGTTCTTTTCCAACACATACTGATGCACTACGTCATTTTCAATTCCATAATGGGCAGACGTTCCCCCCGTTTTCTTAAACTGAGCGTCAGCCGAGGCAAGAGTTCCTGCCATCCAGTGAATAACAACACGGTCGATTGTCGCTCGACTCTCATCATAATTAGGACTTCCCACCCATGTTTTGTTCATATTTGAATTAAATTTTTAAGTAGTACTAACGAAATCAACTTTTTTAAGCGCTGCCTCTGCAACAAACGTAACATTCTTTATTCCTGTGTAGGTTACAAAATTAATTTTCTTTATCTTATCAGTTGTTGACGGAGTGCCATAAATTGCAAAGTCATCATATGTTTGGCCGTTATCAGAAGAGAAGCCACGAATGGCTGGCTTGCCTGCTGAGGTTAAATTACTATCGGTGACTGATATTCTCTCCACTCCAGCTAAGTACGCCTTTATAGCCGATCCTGTCACAGAAAGTTTTACTGTATAGAAGACATTGGTTGTAATACCACCAGCATAGCCACCTTTATAATTATATCCTCCACTTTGTTTTCGATACAAATCTAGGTTTCCACCTCCTGGTGATGCTTCAACCATATAGTAGTTATTAATGTCGGTAACGCGGCAGGCTACTCCTACGCCTCCACCGCCCCCCACTGTCATCTTTGCTCTTACTTCTGCTTCATAGTCAGCAGCTGTCACTAAACCAAGCGCAGGATCGTATGTTACAACATCATCAGCCGAATTATGAGTTATCATCTTCAACTCATTTGATACGATCTCAAATGCACCAGAAAGCTCAGTATAGTTAGAACCTATATTAGTACTATCTGCTCGATTAAAATCATCTGAAAATATAAGTGCCATTAGTCGGTAGAAACTGAAAAACTTTCTTTAACAAAGTCCGATTGGCAGATTTTACCCACCTTCTCAACTATATCTTCGCTGTCGTTAGCTTCCACGTTCAGTAATAACTTTAAGCTTTTTCTTGATAATTGGTTATTATTGTCTAGCTTATTAACTCCAGGTAATTTTTCGAGCATGTCCACACGTTCGGGAAAGCGAGTATTAACTGCTACCATGTACATATCTTTTCCTGGCACTTCGTTTACCACATTATTCATGACAAGCCCACGTATATACTTTGGCCGAAAAGCAGTTTCAGTACTCTTTCCGTCACCTTCCTTTGGAATCAAATAATATTTGATCATAGTTTTAAACTAATTCAACATGTCCTGGTTCTGGGAAGAAGTAAATGGCGTCATCGGAAACACTAAAGCCAACAATTCTTACAATGTCGTCTGCTCCCGTTGGCTTAGTATCTGTGATTGCGCCCGTAGTTCCAGAAATATATAGGGGAAGTCCTGCGGCACTCCACGCCCAAGAGTCGTCTCGAACAATTGAACCTGGAAGGGCAACTAGGAGTGAGGCTCCATCAGATCCTGTTGCAAGGGCGATTCCAAGCATACCCGTTGCGGTTGCTGCTGCATCAGCGTCGGCATTATGCCACTCTCCATCAGACGTACTTATATATACCAAGTTCATAATAGTAATAGCTTCGCCTCCATTAATCATACTCATTTTAGGCCCATGAGCTGTATGGTCAGAAGCTGGTTCTCCTTTGAAGATATATGAAGCGGAACCATCAACATCGAGTCGTGCGTCTGGTGATTGTGTACCAACGCCAACCTTTCCTCCACCTGTTGCCATGTTAACGTCACCGCTACTATCGTGATTAAAGAGAAGCGCGGAACCTGAACCGTTGTTAAATGCAGCCAGTTGGTTTGGACTTATTCGGTAATATAATCCTGAACTTTGTCCTACCTGAACGGCCCAACCTGAAGCATAGTTTATGTGTAGAGGAACCGCGGGCGATGCAGTATAGATTCCTATAAAATCAGTGCTTGCATCCACAAAAAACATGTTGGCCTGATTATCACTCTCTATTCTAAAATCAGCGTCATTTCCCGCTTCGTTAAAGACAGCAGCACCAAGCGCCGAAAATGTTATTTGGTCTGTTCCTGCTGAGCTTTCAAACACTGCGAGAAGTGCGGTCTGTGTTCCGTTACCTTGGACTAAAAGCTGAATTGTGTCAGAAGATCCGTCAAGCATAAGCTGACCCGTCATTGTGTCTCCCGCCTTCTCGACCCATATGTCCCCTGCTCCTCCCGCAACTACACCAAGTGTTGTTCGTGCGGTTGCTGCGTCGGCATCATCAACAAGTGTTGCACCAAACGCACTAATTGTTGTACTGGCTGGAAGAGCAAAGGTTGCAAGATCTGCATCAAGTCCAAGGTG